TATTATAATGATGAATGGGTAAAAAATCAAATATTAAGTGACTTAAAAAGGATATTTACTGATAGCGATATTGTTGTTAACTCAAACTTTTTAGATAGTCCTACTATTACAATTTCTATTGATTGGACGTAAAAATATTTAGTACTTTTGACTTTGCGTCAATTAAATATTTGTTTAATGCTGTGGTTGTTAGTATAAACAATCCAGCATTAAATGCTATTTTACGGTCTAAATCTGTAAACTTATAAACCGTTCTAAATGGGTTAAAACGCCAAATCAAAAATAAACAAATATAAATTCTAAAATAATAGTCTATATTTTCTAGATATTGCGGAGCAGAATCTGAAAACCCAAAAAATGAAATAAAAATTAAAGAATATGAAAAAACAACAAATAAGTCAAAAAATCTTTCTTGAATATAATTTAACTTTTCAATGAACATTTATATTATTGTTAGACAAAAAATTACGCATCATCTTCTTTGTAAAATGTCAACGTTCTTGCGCTAGGGTCTTTTGCGTCTGTGTACTTAGGCATCCAAAAATACGGTAAAATGTTTGAACAATTTGGATAAAAACTATCGAATAATTTTTTATAATAATATTTTTCTGTTTCGATGCAAGGAGTATATTTATATGTCGTTTCTTCAATATTTAAATGAAATGTTATAAATTCTTGAAGTATTACGTAAAGCGAACGACCTTGAGAGCTAACGCCATCACTAAATGCCTCCTTTTTTCTATATAAAATTTCTTCAGGCAATATCTGCTGACCTCTACTATCTTTAAATGAAACCAAACTATTGCATTGCCTCGTGTTATCGTGTTTAAACCCTTGTCTCAAGATATTTTTTTCACAAACATTAAAATTTGTGTGATTTCTATAATATGGTGGAATAGATAATACAAGATTTACAAAATTGCGGTCTAAAAATGGCGTACGCGGTTCAAGTCCATTTGAAGAAATAGATTTATCTGAACGCAAAACATCGAATAAATGAATGTCTTTAAGTAATCGTCTAGTTTCCTTATCAAATTCAATGTCATCTGGACACTTACCCATATAAAGATAACCTCCAAGCAATTCATCTGAACCGTCGCCATTAAAAATTACTTTAGCTTGAGAATTTGCCGCAATATATTTACCCAACAAATAATTGCCAATACTTGCTCTTACAGTTGTAGTATCATAACTTTCAATTGCTTGAATAACCTCGGGAATAGAATCAAACATTTCTTTTTCGGTAACAATAATTTCAGTATGATTGCTACCAATCCACTCAGCAACAATACGAGCATATTTCAAGTCCTCTGAATCTTGCAAACCAATACTGTAAGTTTCTAATTGTCTATCTACATTGTTAATTCTATAATAGTCAGAAACTAATGCGGAAATCAAACTGCTATCAAGACCTCCAGATAGTAGACAAGCAATAGGTCTTTCAGTAGTTAAACAACGTTTGTTAACAGCACTGCGCAAACAATAAGCTACAGAATGAGAAAATGAATTGTAAATACTTTCTTGAGTGCGTGTTTCATTTTCCCATTGAGCAGAACCTGGATTATAAGAAAAAGTAGGCAAAAAATAAGGAATATTTTCTTTTAAAGATTCCCAACTAGAATGCACTTTATTAGACAAATTAAAAACGCTGTAGGTTCCAGGTGTAAATTGTTCAATAGAATATTGATATATGTTTTTGTTATAAAAATTTTCAAGACATTTTAATTCTGATGCAAAACCATACAAGTTATATAAATTATAACTATTATTGATATTTTTCAGGTAGTATAATGGTCTAACACCTAATGGGTCACGAGCTACATAAATTTGGTTATGAAGGTTATATGTAATTCGATTATCATACAAAATAAAAGCATAAACGCCGTCTAACATAGTGAGAGTTTGTTCAATTCCATATTTAAGATACAAATGAATGATAACTTCGCAATCAGAATCTGTGGTAGGTGTTACGCCTATAGAATGATATAAAGCTTTATAGTTGTAAATTTCACCGTTACATATTAATACAACATTATTAATAACTATTGGTTGGTTGGATTCATAATTTAATCCGTTAATAGCTAATCTATGAAACCCAAGAACCATCTTCATATAATTAAATTCTAATTTAGAAAATTCAGGTCCTCTATTTTGTCCTTTCATAAACTCTTGTTCAATATCATTATTACTAATATTAATTTGATTTAGAAGAGCAAAAATACCGCACATAATTAATATATAATATATTTTATAATCTTTATACTTTTTAAAAATAATGTTTAAAATAATAATATATATTTATATCAATGAATAGTCAATATGCTGAAAGTTCTATGTGCAACTCACAAATGCAAGAACAAGAAAATAAGAGAATTTATGATAGAAATATTCCTTCTCAAATGTTGCAACCTTATTTAGATGTTCGTCCTGTAATGACAAAATATTCTTATTTGCCAATTGTAGACCCAAGAAAACAAACAAATGTAAAACTAAACCAAATGCCAACTTATAACGTAAATAGTACATTTAACCCAGGAAATACTCAATCGCCTTGGTCTGGTTTTGCATCAAATGTAAATACAGAATCTGTTTTAAGAAATCAAATATACGCTCTTCAAAAATGTAGTCAAGCTGTTTATGTTCCAAATAGCACAAGTGATTTATACGACTATTCTTTTAGAACAAAAACGCAACCCAATCCTCACGATTTATTATTTGCTGAAAATAGTTTTTCAAGTTTCAATCCAAATCCAAATGATAAGTTGATAGGTTACAATATATTTATGAATAATACTAGAAATCAAGTAAAAGATTTAACGCCTCAATGCAATTGAAGTATAAATAAAAATAATATAATATTTATCTTAATGTAAATATTATAATGTCAGAAGCTTTTGTAAACCAAGTAACTTTAGACTGTTTATTAAATAAACAAATGTTTAATAAACATGTAAGAAGTCAAAAATCAAAACAGTTAAATAAAGAAGATATAAAATTTTACCGAAAACGAATTTTTAATTTATTCAAAGAAATTATATCTGGCGATTCTCCAAAAGAATTGTTACCAGACGTAAAGTATGCATATGACACATTTTTGAATTCTGCAATACACTATTTTAAGACAATAGACAATAATGATATAATACAATCGGAATACAATGATATAGAAAAATTAGAACATAGCTGCGTAGAGTTTACGCAAGATTTATCTTTAAATCTGACAACAAATGTTGAAGCAGATAAACTTCTAATGCGTTCAATTAAAACAGATATCCCTACTTTAGATAAATATGTAAAAAAGACAATAGTTAAAAAAAATAATGAAATTATATTACCAAAACAAAAAGAAATAAACTTAAAAGACCCAAACTTAAAAATAAAGGGATTAAAAAAGAATAATATTAATAATTTATATGAAGACAATGACACGAAAAATAAGAATGAGGAGGCCGTCAACGCAAAAAAGTAAAATAAGAAATAAATTGTCGAGAGGAGGCAGGTCAATTAAAAAAAAAATCAACTGCAGTCCAAAACCGAAAGATAAAATGAATAACTTTACGTGTTACACAAATGAATCATTATATAAATTAAGAGACTTATGGAACGCTAGACATCCTGATGTTAAAATCAACTCAAATTCTCCAAAAGAAATTCATCGTTTATTAACTGAAAAGCTTAGTAGCGTATGTAATAAGGAATCTTGTTGGTTAAAACAAAAAGCAGAATTTGGTCCTGTTAGTAGCGATATGGCTGATTCTTTTGCTCCAGAATCACCGCCTGAATGGAAAAAAAATCCTAACGAATGGCTTTCGAGTGAAGATATTACTAAAGTTATGAGACAGTATGAAAAAGCCTATAAATGTTTTGATTTTATTGGACCGTCGCCAATTGATTTCGATACTAGAAAATTATATGGCGAATGCGTATGGGATGAACTTTGCAATTTTAGTTTAAAAGACCAAATCAAAAATGGTAAAACAAAAATAGGAATTATATTTAATACAGACCCTCATAACAAACCCGGTCAACATTGGATATCAATGTTTATTAACATAAAAAAGAAAACAATATTCTTTTTTGACAGCACTGGCGATAAGCCGGTTCCTCAAATAAAAGTTTTAATTGAAAGAATAAAAGAACAAGGGTTAAGCTTAAAACCAAAAATTGTATTTGAATCTCATAGTAATGAAGGAGTTGAGCATCAATATGGAAACACTGAATGTGGAATTTACTCTTTATATTTTATTGTTCATATGCTTGAAGATAAAATGACAGAACACTATTTAAAAACTCACATTTTAAAAGACTCATATATGAACAAATTTAGACACATATATTTTAATGATTCGCTTTAATTTATATATTATTTTTCGTATAATTACATAAATATAAATTAGACGTATTTATATCTATGAATATTTCAAATTTTTTAACAAAACAGAACATTTCAATGATTTGGGACGTAATAAGTGATGAAGATATATTTAAGTTTCTGGCTAGAGACGGGCAGTTAAAAATATCTGAAGTTTTTACGAATAATTTAAAGGGGTTTTATGATAACGAAATATTAAAAACCAATACTTTAATTGAGTTAAATAAAAAATATATT